GGTGGCAATATCTTAACAGCTGGTTTGATCAGTTCCACTGGCACAATCACAAGTGCGGCAAACATTACAGGTGGCAATATCACAACAGCTGGTCAAGTAAGTGCTACTGCCAACGTAACAGGTGGCAATATCCTAACAGCTGGTCAAGTAAGTGCTACTGCCAACGTAACAGGTGGCAATATCCTAACAGCTGGTTTGATCAGTGCCACAGGCAACATTACAGGTGGCAATGTTCAAGGCGGCAACATTATATTGACCGGCAACAGTATCAATGAAGTGGCCGCAAACGGTACAATCACTGTAAACGGTGCATTGGCCAACACAAACTTTGCTGTAAGTGGATTGAGTGGAAATGTGTTCTTTGTTAACGCAAGTACAAACACAGCCAGCTTTGGTAACAGTACTCAAACGACCAATGCAATTGTGGCATTTAATGCAACCAACTCAATCTTGATGCCAGTTGGTAACACAGCACAGCGTCCGGGTACAGGTGTAACAGGTATGTTACGTTTCAATACTACACTCAACAGTTTTGAAACCTATTACGGCGGCAGTTGGTCCAACGTAGGTGCTCCAAGCTTCACCGTTATTGCTAGCGACTCCTTTACCGGTACAGGCTCTCAAACAGTGTTTACTTTGAGCTCTAGCCAAACAACCAACAGTTGTATGGTCAGCATCAACGGTATTACACAGTTGCCAACTACAGCTTACGCTGTAAGTGGTACAACACTCACATTTACTGAAGCTCCACAAGTTGGCGATCAGATTGAAGTTCGTGAGTTCACCACAACAACCAGTGTAACCAGTTTGGCAAACGGTAGTACCAGCATTACACTTGATGGCACCAATATCAACGTTACTGGTAACTTTAACCCAACAGGCAACGGTACAGCCAACATCGGCAACGCTACAAACACCTTCAACACAGTGTTTGCTAAGGCTACAACAGCACAGTACGCTGACTTGGCAGAGAAATATGTAGGTGATGCAGCTTACGAACCTGGTACAGTTGTTGACTTTGGTGGCGACTTTGAAGTTACTGTCAGCAGTTCAGATATGAGCACACAAGTTGCTGGTGTTGTTTCCACAAATCCTGGATTTATCATGAACGAAGGATTAGAAAGTGTCAACGCAGTGGCCGTAGCGTTTACAGGTCGTGTACCATGTAAGGTTACAGGTTATGTACACAAGGGTGACTTGATGGTATCAAACGGTGACGGTACAGCTCGTAGCGAATCCGATCCTGTAGTGGGTTCTGTAATTGGTAAAGCTCTTGCAGACTTTGAAGGCGAAACAGGCGTTATTGAAGTGGTAGTAGGTCGCTTCTAAACAGTAGAAATACTGGTTAAAATAGGACTCCTTGGGAGTCCTATTTTTTTGACTAAATACTAGCAAGATATTAATGGATAACACATGGGATTAACAAGACCTCGCGCTTCGCAAATATATAATCTGGATTACAAGCAAGCCACTCGTGTTGTAACAACTACCAACATCACACTGGTGGGCGGCGCTCCTAGTGTAGTAGACGGTGTCACGCTGAGTTTAAATGATCGAGTTCTGGTCACAGGACAAAACACCGGTAGTCAAAACGGAATTTATTTTGTCAGTACAGTGGGGTCAGGATCAACGGGTACCTGGACCTTAGCTTATGATGACAACACCACCGGCGAAGTTGATGCCGGCATGATTGTTATGGTCACTGAAGGCTCAGTCTATGCCGACACACAATGGAAGCTGATTACTGATAATCCCATTGTGATTGGCACAACTGCCCTAACATTTACTCAAAATTATCTGGCCAATGCCATCATAGCCGGCACCAGTAATGTGTCAGTACAATCCAACGCCAATGTGACCATAAGTTCAGCCGGCACAGCCAATGTGCTAACCGTCAGTTCAACTGGAACGGTCGTAAAAGGCACAGAGTCAGTCACCGGTAACATCACAGCCGGCAATGTGCTCACAGGTGGATTACTTTCAGTGACCGGTAATATCTATACCGGTAACATCCTGACCAACGGCTATTTTTATGCCAACGGTACGGCATTCGGTGGTGGTGGCGGCGGAACTCCGGGTGGTGCCAATACTCAAATACAATACAACAATGCTGGAGCATTTGGTGGATCGGCAGCATTTACCTTCAACAATACCACTAATACTATTGCTACAACCGGAATATTTAGTGCCACGGGCAACATCACTGGCGGTAATATATTAACCGGTGGTATCATAAGTGCCAGCGGTAATATTGCTACCACCGGCAATATCACAGCTGGTGGCTATATCACCAACTCCACTTACATAAGTACCAATACATTAAGTGCTGTGGGCGCAGTAATTACAGGTAATATCACAGGTGGCAATATTCTTACAGCCGGTATTGTAAGTTCAACTGGCAATGCTACTCATGGCAACTTAATCACAGCTGGTACTTTGACCGTCAACTCAGGCAATGCTGTAACAGCCATAGTCAATGGTGGCGGTAATGGCGTAGGTAATATTGGCAGCTCAACAGCCACATTCAACACAATATTTGCCAAAGCTACCACAGCACAATACGCCGATTTGGCAGAAATGTACTGCGCCGATGACTTTTATCCTCCTGGCACAGTGGTTGAATTTGGCGGCACCAGTGAAATCACCATTACCACCACAAGTCACAGCACCGCCGTGGCCGGCATTATTAGTACTAATCCCAGCTACTTGATGAACAGCACCATTGCCTGCGAAATCAATGCCGTAGAGGTTGCCTTGGTTGGTCGAGTTCCGTGTCAAGTGGTTGGCACCATCCGTAAAGGTGACCGCCTGGTATCTAGTAAAATTCCTGGAACAGCACAGGCTATGAATCCAGCTCTGTACGAACCTGGTTGCATTGTGGGCAAGGCCTTGGAAGATTATAATTCAGCCGAGCCCGGCATTATAGAAGTAGCGGTAGGGAGAATCTAATGGACACTAGATATCGATCCGACTACGCTGGAGAATTTGTTGTATTGGAAAGTCGTCGCGTCAACGGTTGTAAAGAAGAAAAACGCGAATGGATTGCCAATCCAATTGAAAATCAACATATTTCGGGACGTGCTGCCTGCATTGGCAGCAGTATTGATCGTGATGAACAGTTTAGCTATGTGCGATTACAACGTCATCGCGGTGGCCTGTTAGGATCAAAAAAATTACAGACCTATGGTGTAGGCGAGATAACCCAAGAGATGCGCTTGGATTTTGCTGTAGAAACCAATCCAGCAATGCTAGAGCAAATTGTTGCTTCTGGCTACCAAGAAAACAACGTAATCTATACCACTGCTCGTAATTGCATTGTACATCCAGGAGAATTCTATCTAATTCCACAAAATCCAAATCTGGTTGATATAGCTACATGCCTGTACTTGGCTGCGTTTGACGGGCATCAAGAAGTGTTTATGTTGGGCTACACCGATGAAACTCCAGTACAAAGCATAAATTGGAAAAATCATGTGCAGGCTGTACTTGAAGCTTATCCTGGCACTGTGTTTTATTTTGTAGGACAAGAACAAAACGTACCAGATGCCTGGCTAGAAACAAACAACTCCAGATGCATCAATTACAAAGAATTCATTAGCTATTGTGATGTTTGAACCAGCTGTTCTATAGTTGAAATTTTATCTCGCACCGCATCAAAATTTACAGTTGACCATAGCCCCGGATGCATGGGTTTGGGCCAAGTGCCCGATGCAATCCATGCATAGCCCAGGTGCTCGTTGTTTAATTCAGGTACAAATTCTTTGGCTACACTACAAAAAAACGTGTGATAGGCAAAGCCGGCATCAGCTGTGGTAAATTTTTCCAGAGGCACCAGGCGTAAGTAATCGGGCATTGACCCTAACTCTTCCTGACATTCACGGATCATGGTATCAATTAAGGTTTCCCCTGGGTCGCTTTTGCCACCGGGCAAGCCCCAGGTATTGGGATGCTTGGGATCGTTGCGCATGAGATATAGATACCTCTGAGTATCCACACTGTAAAACCAAACGCCCACGGCTGTTATAGTACCAGGTTCCATTGGCCTCCTGGATAAAGACCTTGATAACTTTTGACCCACATGCTGCCAGTCCAGCGGTACTGTATTTCTGTGGTGATGTTGGTCACGTACTGTAGATTATCAGGACTTGATGTACTGTCAAAGGCTACGTTCCATCGCACACCATCATATTCAATAATGTCATTGGCATGTGCTACTAGAGGTTGTCCACCGGTCCCAGTCCAAGCCACTGGATTATCGCCAGCTGGATTGTCCCATGAACCGGTATCTTCGGTCAGCAAATAGCGTTGTCCAGCAGCAGATGCAATTAGACCAGCACCAGGGCCACTAACTAACGGATCAATTACTGCATCCACTGGTGTCAAGGTGTTGCCGGGAACAGTTCCAGTATTGACTGTAAACAACAAAAATCTATCATCAGTTGGGTCGTATGCCACGGTACCCATCACATCGGTACCATCGGGTTGTTGCAAGGTCACGTAACTGATACCGGGCCTTAGCGTTCCGTACATATTGACAATATCGTGCCATAGCAAATTGGTCGGTGGGCTGTCGGCTGGTGTCAGGCTAGAATTAGGTTCGTCTATTATGTTGTCTGAACGCAAGGCCTGTAACTTGTTATCAATTAACAGGACCTGGTAACCAAACGGAGTAAACAGTTGCCGTGTGCCCAACAAGAGATCGCTTTCTAACAAGGCATTGTTAAGGTCGCCACTGGCATCATAGACTGACGCAATGATACGCTCAACTACACCCAGTTTCTTGACCTTGGCCGGACTGGTGAGCCAAACAGGTAGTTTGAATGTCAGGGTAGCAATGTCGATGGGGTTTTCGGTGCCCACCGGAATAGTACGGCTACTCCAGTTGCTGTTGTCCAGGTACAAGACAGAAAGACTGGTCCAGTCTAAAAAATTGTCAGTGCTCTGTATTTCCAAGCTGGGGTTAAACAAGACTAGGATCTGTTCCAACAACTGCATTTTTTGATTAGTATTACTAGTCCAAATATCCAATTTTATTGTGAGTTCGTATGGTACTGGCATCAAGCGATCGATACTGAATGCATTGCCCTGTGTGGTTTCATACGTGCCAGTATTACTGTCATAGGTACGCTGACGCACCTGTATAGTGTTTATAAAATTGGGTTCTTGGATTCGTGGACGATCATATTTTAAATCAGTGATGTAAAACGTCATCAAGGGTGTGGCTGGCATATTGCTAGCCGAATTATTTTGTAGTATGGTCTGGGCCTGTCGGCTAGCATCACCATACCTGACTGGTACTCTTACTAAGGTATCTGCGGTAGATCCGGGTCCTTGACCGGCTTCGTTGGTGCCAAACTCTACACTAAAGTTGGAAAATATTCTAGCAAACTGTAACAGGAAGCGACGAAGCTGTTCGTCATAAAAGAATTGTGACATTATCGTCCAGGAGGCCTTGGATTAGCAGGTGTGATGTTACCACCTTGGTTACCGTTGTCGGCATTGGGTTGTAGGATTTGACTAAGGCTCTGGCGACTTGGTATGTTGCCTTGATCTGTGGTGGACACGGTATAGGGATTGTTGACAAAGCTGGCTCGTTGAGTTAGAGCTCCGGTGGCCAGGTCGAGATCGGTACGTACATTGTCCGAAATGGCAGTCCATACACGACCATTGTAGCGAAACAGGCGATTTGGGAAATAATCCAAGCGGAAGCAGTAGTCGCCTGTGGTAGGATTGGGTGGAAAACTAACTCCGGGTGTGACTGGCAGGCCATTGGGTGTGTTGGTACTGCCGGTCAAGTATCCAGCTACATAGCCAAATCCTTTGGGACTGATTTCACTGGGTGTTTGCGTGTTATTGGAATCAACTGTATGTGAGCCAGTGGTAACCCCAGCGGCAGATGGCTCACCATTGGGTCCGGTAGGTATGATATAGAACTTAACATTGTCGTAACCACTGAGCGGTACATCGTTATAGGCCTGTGTCAAGATGGCATCGTTGATCTGGAGATCTTTGGGTCTGGTGCTTTGTGCATCACCCACTGTGGTTGGATTGGTAATCAAGGTCCAGTAAGGTTGTCCGGTGTCGGGATTGACCGCATCAATTGCAGTTCCAGGCGGCACATTGCCGTTGGCTCGGTAGTACTGATTACCGTTGTTGACCACAGTGTTACCTGGATAAAAATTGCCGTTGTCCCAGATGTTCTCGGGTTCAAACGGTTGATTCATGATCTGACTGTACTCCTGTGCATTGACCAATGGTGTACATTTGACCCGCCACAGGTGTGGTAACCAGGTCTGGCTAAAGCCTTCACTTGCAAAGGCCGCATCTTGTATCACATAGTAACGGGGTAGAGCCCGCGCCAGATTGGTATTCAAGGGATTGTAATCTTTTAAATTTGGCAACTCCAACACATCACCCGACATGAGCTTGCGACCAAAAAAGTCTATCATGTTGTTGTAGTGAAAGGTAATGAATAAAGTATCGTTGTTTAGGAACAGGCCAAACTGAGTAAGATCAAAGTCTATGTCCTGCTGACGATAAACACCGCGCATGACAAACACATCAGGATCATACACACGATCACGGTTTTCCAACAACAAGAGATCTTCAATAAAGAGCGGATTTGTTGTGTCGTAGTTGGGTATGGTAGCATCATTGTTGCCGTTGTCGGTACCGGCACCCTGTGGACCAAGATATTTGTGGCAGTAGATATCCAGCCCCCCAACAGTATATTGTTCTGAGATTATACGATCTAAATATTGATAGTCGTTAGTTCTATTGGGCTTGTATAAACTCAGTCTTGGCATAATTTATTATTTAGTGCTTTTTTTGCAGCCTTAGTTGCAAGCATTTTAGCAATAGATTCTGGTGTTTGTTTCTTGCCAAGATTTTTTTGTCTTAAATTTTCTTTTTGTTCAGCTGTAAGTGGTTTGTATACGCGAGATTTTAAATATTTTTCAATTTCTTCTTGTGTTTTTTTGCGACCAAAAACAGGACTTTTTTCGCCAACAAACATACCTTTTAATTTTGCAGCTCTTTTTTCTATAGTTTCTTTGCTTTGTTTTTTGCCTTTAACTCTGTTTGATGTTACTTCTTTTTGTTTTTGACTTGTTGGTTTACCATAAGCAGGGTTACCCTTGCCTCGTCGTCTTGCTTTAGATTCTTCGCTCCATTTCCAGCCACCTATTTTATGTCCAGACGATCCTTCGCCACCATCTGTTTTATTGTATAGTATACCTGTTCCCAAATCTTTGCGACCATACTGGGCAATCAATTTAATTTCTAAATCAAATGCAGATTGTTCGTCTAAATTATCTTCTACTATAACAATACGAGTTTGGTCTTTTGGTGGTTTAGTATCTTTTTTGTTCCATTTTTTGTAGGCGCGATCGCCACTGCCTTTTCCGACATAATACGGAGTGCCGTCTTCTCTTAGATAGGTATATACATAAAACATGGTATAGATATTTATGTTCATAATTCCAGATTGACTTGAAAATCAAAACGCCGTATAATTACACTTATGGATGAATTGCTACAACGCTTGGAATCAGCTGAAAAAGCCATAAGCACTGTCAAAAACAAAGTGGCTCGCCGGGATCTGCTCAAAATGGTCCGAACCATAGATAGTGCCATGGTGGCCGCAGATCAAGAAAGTGTAGAGTGCCGGCGTGCTCGAAGAGAAACACCACGCTATAGAGAGCTGGTACAGCAAGCCCGCGACTTGATAACCAATCTGGAACAACACATAACTTTTGCTAACCTGTTAGGTTGACCACTGGTACCTTTCTGTATATAATAAACATTATGGCTAAATCAAACGAAATTAAAAGACTAAACCCCAAGGGTGCTGAAACCAAATACGTAGGGCACGAGCCTGAGTGGCGTGTACAACCTACTGAAGAAAATCGCCTTAGCAGTTTGGCCAATGCTTTCCAATGGTACAACTATCACTATGGCAAACGTGATGCCAAAGAAATGCTATGTCAATATTTAGAGGTCAACCATCGCTCCAAGGACGCCCGACTCATGCGCGGTATTCCTGATAGTCAGATCCGTCTGACACCGGCCTGGGCCTGCAGAATGACCTTGATTGGATTGGAACTTACCGAACACGAACAGTGTATAATTGATGATCAAATTTTGTCCATGCTCAAAATAAAGCAAGAAGTTAAACGAGCACAAGAAGACATTAATGCTGATGCTGCTGTGGCCAAACTTACAATTCAAGATCACCTGCGTGAAAAAGTCTCCGAGTGTTGTGGCGAACTAGAAGGTATGTTCGATGACTTTATAGTGTCTGGTGCCAAAATGAGCGCCGACTTTAAACCTATTGCTCTAATGCGTGGTATGAATATCAGTCCTAACATGATTTCAACTGTGACTCGTGTGTGGGAATTACGCTTGGCCGAATTTAACGAAGTCCTAGTCGGTGAAGATGCCGACCTGGTTGAGGGTTACAGTCATCTTACAAAACTACAACTTCGTAATTGTGTCAAGTTTTGTGAAACGGTCATTAACGACTGTAACAGCTATGTACAGTTGAAAAAAGTAGAACGCAAGCCCCGTGCCAAGAAAGCAGTAAGTCCTGAAAAACTTACAAGAAAATTCAAGTTCCTCCGCGAGTTTGACGAGCTTAAACTCAAAAGTGAACCAGTTACACGACTGGTCAATGCCTCAGAAGCATGGCTATACGATACAGCCAAACGCCGGTTGATCCACGTGATGGCCGATAGTCATATTGGAACTTTTACAATCAAGGGTAGTGCAATTGTAGGATTTGATGCACAAACAACTGTACAAAAAACTCTAAGAAAACCGACCGAACAGATCCGAGCAGTTACAGGTGGTGGAAAACCAGCAGCTCGCAAAGCGTTTGCAGAAATCCGAGCAACTGAAACCAAGTTCAACGGTCGCGGCAGCGACAATCTGATCATACTGTGGGCTTGGTAAACTGCTAAATACTAGGAACAGGAGTTCCTATGGGCATTGAATCCGAAAACAGTTTAGACACACTCAAACAAGATCTATTCAAATATGTGCAGTACCAGCTTGGCGGCCAAATTGTTGATCTTGAGTTGGATGCCGAACACTTTGAAGCGGCCTACAGAAACACCATTGGCACCTATCGTCAGCGTGCAGAAAACGCCTACGAAGAAAGTTATACTTTTATGGAACTGGTCACCAATGTCAACATCTATACCTTGCCGCAAGAAGTGCAATCAGTCAGACAAATCTTCCGTAGAACATTTGGTGACTCGACTGGTCCATTTGCATCAAACTTTGACCCGTTTAGTCAGGCCAGTTTAAATGTTTACTTGATGAACTTTAATGTGGCCGGCGGGCTTGCTACCTACGATTTCTATAGTCAATATGTGGAACTAGCCGGTCGCATGTTTGGCGCTTACATGGTCTACACATTTAATCCAACTACCAAAAAGCTACAGCTCATGCGTGACCCCAAAGGCTCGGGCGAGAGCGTGTTGCTTTGGACATATAATTATAAACCTGAATTTAATCTCCTGACAGATCCGCAGATTACACAGTGGATCCGTAACTACATGGTAGGAAATTGCAAGCTGATCATTGGTGAAGCCCGTGAGAAATTTGGTACAATTGCAGGTCCACAAGGTGGAGGTACCTTAAATGGTACTGCTATGAAAGCCGAAGGCTTGTCCATTATGCAACAGGGTATCGAAGACCTGAAGAACTATGTTGACGCCTCGCAACCCTTGACCTGGGTAATTGGCTAAATATTATTATGAAATCCATACGCGAATACATCAATCTAATAGAATCTGCTCAAACTCCTGTAGAGGAAGCTAGACAAGGTCAGCTACCGTTAGCTACAGGAGCCTTAAAGGTTATTTTTGTAGATCCTGATATGGGTGCAAAAACGATAGGCAAAGCTGTCAGTCCAGAAGAAGCCAAAAAGATTATTAAGGCCAAATTTGATGAGATGTATGATACTGGTGATCGTTTAAGAAAAGTTGCACCAAATATTTTTGTTCTTGAACCAGATTATCAGAACACAGGCGAACGAGCTTCTTCAGACAACTACAAACATTTTTACCACTGGATTATTCAATAATATACTAAGGTAGCTTTCGAGCCGCATCTCTGGCTCGTTTTTTTGCACTAATAATTGCTCGAGTTTCTGCTGTTTGAACTCTTCCTTTTTGCCCATCGCTAATTTTTTGTTTATGTTCAGCAGTTAACACTCGACCCTTTAAGGTCTGGCTTCTTTTAAGATTTGACTCAGATGTTTGTTTTTTATTTTGATTATGTAGCCTGAGTTTATTTTTTGATTCTTCAGTCCAGATGCGTTCTTTATTTGATTTAATACAGGCTAGTCTTCTCTTTTCTGATGGCAATGTATTACTGCTTCCATCACCCCCATCTGTCATGTTTCGTAGTATTCCTGTGCCCAAATCTTTTCGACCATACCATCTTATTAATTGCCGCTCAATAGCCAGCGATCCAATATTTGTTAAATTGGATTCTACTATTATAATTCTATGTTTATCAGTAGGAACCCTAACATTATGGTCTTTTGCCCAAGCACGGTATCCTTTGCCCTTTCCGATATAATATGGAGTAAGATCTGATTTACGCAAATATGCGTAAACATAATAGTTAGGTGGATAAGTAGTCATGCTGATTGCTCCTTTTAAGCGTTAGAGTCGGTGGATATGTCCAGTATCGCGATCGACACCTTTATTTAGTTGACAAACACCGTTTTCTCTTGTATAATCATTAAATGGATTGCATGATTGATATCGAAGGATTGGCAACTGGGCCTGATGCAACTATCTTAACGATAGCTTGTCAAACCTTTGACCCGTTAGGCCAGGGGTATTATGATCATCAATACTACGTTCGAGTTACTTTGGAAAGCCAAGAAAATCGTGCTATTCAACAAGACACAATCAACTGGTGGGCCACCCAACCCGAAGGGCAAAAAGAAGCATTTATGGAAGAGGGCCGAGTCCCTCTAGATCAAGCTCTATCTAGTTTATATAAACTAGTATGGAAATGTAATCGTGTCTGGATGAATGGACCGACGTATGATGCAAATATTTTGGAACATGCCTATAAAAGTTATGGTATGGCATTGCCTTGGCAGTTTTACAAAATTAGAGATACCAGAACCATTTACAGTCTGTGGCCTGACTTGCCTAAACCTCCCACCAGCCACCATGCGCTTGAAGACTGCCGTCGGCAGATTGACATGCTACAGGCCACATTACGGCACCTAAATGTAACGGAAATTAGATGATTATTGGCATTTGTGGATTCCAAGGTTCGGGCAAAGATACCATCGCCGACTACCTACAAAACATTTACGGATTCAAACGCGATTCATTTGCTGCCACTTTGAAAGATGCTGTTGCGGCTGTGTTTGGATGGGATCGTGAGCTACTAGAAGGCCGCACTCGAGAATCTAGAGCTTGGCGTGAGACCGTGGATCCCTGGTGGTCCAATCGTTTAAACATGCCTAATCTAACTCCAAGGTTGGTGCTACAACGATGGGGTACCGAAGTTGCTCGCCGAGCCTGGCATGATGATACCTGGATTGCCAGTTTAGAAAACAAACTGAATCGAGCACACAACGATATTGTTATTACTGACGTTCGTTTTCCTAATGAAATAGCGGCAGTTCGCAATGCTGGCGGCATTGTAATCCGTGTGGTACGTGGCCCAGAACCTGATTGGTATGATATTGCGCTTGGTGCCAATACTGGAATTTTACCCGATCAAGAACTTTTAAAACAGCTGGGTATTCACCCTTCTGAAACTGCCTGGATCGGAACTCGCTTTGATGCTGTAGTTAACAACAACGCCGATGGACTGGACAATCTCTACCAACAGATCAAAAATCTGGTGCAAGATCTCCAGGGCGCCAGGGCAAGGTCGAACGCTTGACTTCCTCCACACAGTTTTGACACACAGTTTTTAAATTACGCACAACACAATTGTTCTGGTTGCCATCCACATGATATACCAGTAGCTGTGCTGAGTATTTGGCTCTAAACCCGCAACGATCACAGGCGGGTTTTTTCTTGTAACCAGCCACTTGCCAACGTGGTTCGGCCGGCTTGATTTTTTTACCTCTCCTAATACACCACTCACACAGACGGCGATACTGTATGCGGTCGCCTTTGTGGTAGGCCACAGCACGGAATCGTTGTTTACAGGATAAACACATGGGTCTCATAGTATTATTTAGTAGATTTTTGTGGCAAAACCTACTAAGTAGGGACCGTATATGCCATTCTTTTTGTCATAACCGATAAATATCTATATTAATAAAAAAGGATTTTGTTATGACCTTACTATCACCTGGTGTACAAGTCAGTATAATTGACCAAAGCAATTACACTCCAGCCGCTTCTGGCTCAATACCGTATTTCTTAATTGCCACAGCGCAGAACAAAGTTTCTGGAGCTGGTACCGGAGTTGCTCCTGGTACTTTGGCTGCCAATGCTAATCAGCTATATTTGATGACTAGCCAGCGAGATTTACTAAGCACCTATGGTGTTCCTTTCTTTTATAATACCACAGCAGGTACACCAATCAATGGATACGAGCTTAATGAATACGGCCTGTTGGCTGCCTACTCGGCACTAGGTGTAACAAATACAGCTTATGTGCAGCGAGTTGATATTGACTTGGCCGCCCTAACAGCCACTTTAAATCGTCCAGTTGGCGCTCCAGTCAACGGCACTTTCTGGTTTGACACCACAAATTCTAAGTTTGGAATTAATCAGTGGAATATTACAACCAGTGCATTTACCAATCAAGTGCCCACAGTAATCACAGATACTGTTTATTTGGAAACAGATACCACAGTACCGTTACAAAGTTATGGTAGCATTGGTAACTATGCAGTGGTTGCAACCTCGTTGACCAACCCAGTATACTACAAACGCGGCGGTCCTACCACTGCTCAAGCACCGGGTTGGCTACAAGAAAGTTATAGTGCTGACGAACTTTATAATACTTGGGTACTGGTTGGCAGCAACGAATGGAAAACATCCTGGGCTACAATCCAAGGAACCACAGCGCCAACTGCATTGACAGCTGGAAATTCATTCACAATCAATAATCAAACGATTACTGTAGCATCTGCTCCTAACAATACTGTACAATATTTGGTAAATCAAATCAACAGTGCATTAAACAGCTACGGCGTATACGCAGCCAATATTGGCGGTAGCCTAAATTTGTATGCAGACAGCACAGCCAGTGGTGACACACTTACAGTAACTGGTGCATCGGGCAACGGAACCACAGCTACTTTGACATTTGGCACACAGGCAGTGGCACCGTATATTGTTGGAGATTCAATTGCGATTTCTGGGTTGACCAGTACTGGTTCTGGCTACAACGGGACCTACACAGTAACAGCCTGTACTACAACATCTGTATCCTATGCTAGTACCTACACTGGTGCTTATGTGACCGGTGGTAGTATCACAGAAACCGTTGCCAACGGTGGGGTTATCTATATTACTAATACATCAGGTACTCCGTTAACCACTTTGGGTATCGCAACAGGTGAGTACTACGCCCCTCAATACAACTATGGTCCTAACTATGCAGCTCCTAAGTGGAGATCAAGTCAAACCATGCCAGCTCCAACTGGTTCGGTATTCCAACAGACTAACACAGTTAACTTGGGAACTACCTTAGTTGTTAAACGTTACAATGACACACTTGGCACTTATGTTCTACAGTCCTGCCCAGTTTACGACAACAATGCTTCTGCAATTTATGCGTTGGATCCTGTTAATGGTGGTCAAAGTATTCCAGCCGGAACTACCTACGCTGTAGTTGATCCTTATGCAAATTCAACAGCTGGATTCCAAATTTTAGAAAGACTTATTCCCGGATCCACAGTCATCACAGCAACAAATACTACTCCGACCTTTGTAACAGGATCGACTTTTACAATTTCTGCTACTGAACCCGAAGTTGGCACATATACTACACCGGTTACAGCTACTATTATAGGAACCACTTCTGCTGATTTTGTAGCCGCTGTGAGTGCTGCTGGTGTGCCAAATGTCAGCGCCTCAGTCAACGGCAGTGGTGCTATTGTGTTTACACATGCTACTGGCGGAGATATTATTCTAGTTGACGGCACGAACGATCCAATTGCTACAGCTGGATTTGAAGTATATACTGCACCCGGTAATGCCTACAGCATTGGCGTAACCTATGTAAATTTGACCAATCCTACTGCTGGATATCAGCTCAGTAACTGGGTTACTAGTCCAACGTTTACCTACATTGCCTATACTAATCCACCAGAAGTTAACCCTGCAAGTGGAACCTACTGGTACTATAGCGATGCTACTGTAGCTGATATCATGATCCAGTACAACGGTACCTGGGTGGGTTATCAAAACTGTACAAACGATGTACGTGGCTATAATCTAAGTCAGACCAATGCTACAGGTCCAATTTTCAGTGCCACAGCACCGACCACACAGACCAATACTGCACAAAGTCCATTGGTATTAGGCGACCTGTGGATTAATACTAGCGATTTGGAAAATTATCCAATTATATCTCGTTGGGAAAATGTCAATGGGCAAGATCAATGGGTACAGATCAGCAACTCCGATCAGTCCACAATCAATGGTATCTTGTTTGCTGATGCTCGTTGGGCAGGTAATGGTACAACCAATCCAGTTACTGATCCATTACCTGCAATTTCAGGTCCTGGCGGATTGATCACTAGTGATTACCTGGATCTTGATGCACCTAACCCATTACTGTATCCAGACGGTATGTTGTTGTGGAATACACGTCGTTCAGGATTCAATGTTAAGACATTTGAATACAACTATTTCAATGCTACCAGCTATCCGTTTCCAGATACCTTGCCGGATCAGACCAGTACTTGGGTAACAGCTAGTGGCCTACGTGTAGACGGCAGTCCAAACATGGGTCGTCAAGCACAAAGACACATTATTGTCAAGTCCTTAAAAGCTGGCATCGAAACCAACACACAAATTCTTGAAAACTCAACTCAATTCAATTTGATGGCTTGTCCTCAGTATCCAGAGCTAGCACCTGACATGGTTACAGTGAACGACAACCGCGGTGATACAGCATTTATCATTGCAGATACACCGTTGCGTCTAACACCAACAGAGGTAGTAACTTGGGCAACCGACAACAACGGTCTAGGAGTAATTACCGGCGACGGCAATTTGATTTCGGGTCAAGCCTATGCAGCTGCGTTTTATCCAAGTTGCCAAACCACAGATCTTACCGGCAATGTGGTAGCCACAGCACCAAGCCATATGATGGTTCGTACTATTATCCGCAGTGATGCGGTAAGCTATCCATGGTTTGCGCCAGCTGGCTTGCGACGTGGTGTAATCGATAATGCTTTGCAAATTGGATATGTTGATGCTACTACCGGCAAGTTTGTAACTACAACAGTGAACCAAGGTTTGCGAGATGTGCTATATCAAAATGATGTAAATCCAATTACCTTCATTCCAGGTTCTGGAATCACCAACTTTGGTAATCATACCCTACAAGGTCAAGCTACAGCACTAGATCGTATCAATGTGGCACGCCTGGTATGCTATCTAAGAGCTCAGTTGGAAGTAATCGGTAATCAGTACCTGTTTGAACCAAACGATACTATTACCCGTAAGGCCATTTCAAGACAGATCAGTTCGTTGTTGAATGCCTTGGTCAGTCAGCGCGGTGTTTATGACTATCTGGTAGTGTGTGATTTGACAAACAATACTCCTGCCACAATTGATGCTAACGAGTTGCATGTTGACATTGCAATTGAACCAGTTAAAGCTGTAGAGTTTATCTATATTCCATTGCGGATTCAAAACACTGGAACAATACAGGCACAAGGATCGGCATAATGATCACTGGGCCAACCCTTAAAATTGGCCCAGGCTCACAACCATAAATAAAGTATATTAGGAGATAACAAATGACATCAGCTTCATTGCTCAATATGAGTGTACCGGCAGCAGACAACAGCCAGCCTACCCAAGGCTTGTTGATGCCCAAGTTGCAGTATCGCTTTAGAGTTACATTTACAAATTTTGGAATTAATGCAGCCACTGGTCCAGTTACGCAACAGGTGATGGAATTTGCTCGTCCTAGTGTAACTTTCCAAAATATTGATCTTCCTATTTACAATAGTACAGTACGAATTGCTGGCAAACACGAATGGGCCGATATCACTTGTAAATTGCGTGATGATGCTGCTGGCACTGCTAGTAGTCTAGTTGCCGGACAATTACAGAAACAGTTGGACTTCCAAGAGCAAAGCAGTAGCGAAGCTGGTATTGATTACAAGTTTACCGCTCAATTTGATGTATTGGATGGCGGCAACGGCACCAATCAACCGCATGTTCTAGAAACCTGGTATATCTATGGTGCCTATCTACAAGGTGTAAACTACGATGCTGCTAATTATGGATCCAACGAAGTCATGACAATTACTATGACTATCCGCTATGACAATGCTGAGCAGGTACTTAGCAACGGTCTTGGAGTTGGCACAACCAGTACTGCTAGCGTTCCTGGTCAAGGTCAACAAGGTCAACCCGTCAGTACTGGCTAATAGTTAGCCCATGTCAATACAGTCATCATATCAGCCTTTCCCTCCAGGGCAAGGTTTGCGTGATTATACTCATGCCAACAAGACTTTTACTTCTGGCAATTATAATCTACTTCCTCGCAACAAGTTCCTATTCTATGTATATTTTAATGTAAACTTGAATATACCAGCTCTGGCCAACTTGTTTTCGGGCGGAAAATTGTCTCAGTTGGGTATCCTGGTCAAGACTGCACAGTTGCCCAGTTACGAAATTGAAGTTGATACCATGAATCAGTACAATAGAAAAAGACTGGTTCAGAAAAAAATCAATTACCAACCGTCGCAGATTGTGTTCCACGATGACAACAGTGATTTAATACGTAACATGTGGTATCAATACTATCAATACTACTACAGTGATCCTACCTATCAATATGGCGACGTTAAAGCTCAATCTGGAGCTTTAGGATTATTAAGCACACCGATTCCAGTGGTTAGTGCTAATTACAATGTGAGTGATGTGTATGCACCCAGTAGAGGCGTCGAACATTGGGGACTTAGCGGTCAAGGCTATACTAATCCTACTTTAACCAGTCTGGCCAGTAGTTTACTGACCGGCCCGGCTAGCGGGCAAGAACCATTTTTCAATGACATCACTATCTATGGCATGAGTCAAAAGACCTTTGCTCAGTACACTATGATCAATCCATTGATCACCAGTTGGAACAGTGAAAACTATGATTATAGTCAAGGTAATGGAACTATGAGTCATACCATGACTATTAAATATGAGGCTGTAAAATATTATTCAGGAGATATCGGTGGTGCACAACCTAGTGCTACTGTGCCTGGATTTGCTGATCCAAGCCACTATGACACCAATCCAAGTCCGATTGCCCCAAAAGACAGTACCAATCAAGTGGTTCAAAACGGTACTTTAGTTTCAGTACCCAATGGTATGGTGCAGGACCTGCAGGCACTCAACACCGGGCAAAATACCTTGCAAAACGTAGTTGGTGCAGTAGGACAAGGACTGGTACCGGCTGCTAGTGGATTAATAGCTGGTGCTCTCAGCACTGTAGCTG